AGCTATGATTATGACTTAGGAATTGACGAAATAAGCGAAGAAGAGTTGTTAAAAGATGTTAAAAGTTTGTTAATAAATCGTAATAGTTTGTTAAAAGAGTTAAAAATGTTAAAGGTTGTTAAAAATGTTAAAACTTGTTATTTTTCGACTGAAGGGAGAAGAGATCAAGACATTTTTCACGTTGCAACTATGCTTCAAAAAGGCGGTGCAACTGACGAAGAGATGCGTATTATACTGAATATATTAGCAGAACATTGCAAGCCACCTTTTCCGCCTAGTGAAGTTGAAATAAAAATTGATTCTGTAGTTAAGAGAGCGGATAGACGAAACCGGAACATTGCTCAAGAGGTTCGTGACTGGAGTTTGTTAATTGAAGGTGTATTTTTGTTAAAAGATTGTTATAAAATGTTAAAACTTGTTAATCCTGAAGATCAGCTATCTGCCAGGGTGACACTTACAAAAATGGTAAAGGAGGGAAGTATTGAAAAATACGGCAATATGCGGGGGATGTATCGAACACCGTCCAATGATGCGCCTATCATAGATGTTCAATCGGCTGACTTGGAAGAGTATGATATCAAGTTCCCGCTATCGCTTCATGAGTTTGTCAAAGTACACAAAAGCAATATCATCATAATCGCAGGGGAAAGCAATGCAGGGAAAACAGCCCTTTGTTTGAACATTGCCAAAAAGAACGCTCACAAAAAAGTCAACTATCTATCGTCAGAGATGCAGGACGGTACGGAATTGAGAATCCGATTAGACGAGTTTGATGAGCCTTTGAGTGTGTGGAACCATGTGAGTTTCAAATACCGTTCAGACAACTTCCCCGATGTGATTGCGCCAGATGATTTGAATATAATAGACTATTTAGACGAGGGGACAGGAGGGGAGGCGTACAAAATGACGCGGCGGATCAAGGACATATCCGAGAAGCTCCGCAAAGGCATTGCTGTTGTATGCATCCAGAAGTCTTCACAAAAGCAGTTTGGATTCGGAGGGGAGGGAACAAAGAACACAGCGAGATTATATCTTACGATCACAGGACAGAATCGGCTCACCATAGAGAAGGGAAAAGTCTGGAGAAACAGAACAATCAATCCCAATGGCCTCTTTTGTGACTTTAAGCTCGTTGGAGGCTGTAAGTTCATCAAACAAGGGGAGTGGAAACAATGAAAAATCTATGGCGCGGATCGTTTAATCTGAAGCACGAAGTCTTTATCGAGTATGCCTATGCTTACTCTAAGAGACAAGCATGGTTCACATGTTGCCGGCGTATCGCCGATAAGACAGGCGTGCATCCATCCGTAGTAATGAGAGAGTTCGATGGATCAAAAGACAACTTCAGAATCGAAATTGAGGCTGAGTTTGGGGAAAATGATAAGGTGGCTCCGTAAAGACAATTACCGCTGGCTCAAAGTGATTATCATATCGCTGGTGCTGATCTTTTTGCTGGCTGAAGATTACTGGTGGCATATTTGCCTTGGGAATCCGTGGGAATAAAAAAAGGGAGGCCCGAAGGCCCCCCGGTGGTGGTTACCCTTCCCGGAGCCGTGCGATCTCTTTTTCGAGTTTTCGCACCTGCTCCCATGTGGGCTGTGATGTTACCATAAGTTGCAATTCCTTGATTGCCGCTTCCTGCGCCGATACGACTGAGCGGAGCCGTGACATTTCCGTCTCTTCATTGGCCCTGTACTCCCTGCGCTTCTTTACTTTTGCCAGTAGTCCGGCTTTTGCTGTGATTTGATCCATGGCTATTACCTCCCTGGCTTGCGCCTGTTAGATTGTTACCCTTACGCACTTGATGCGGTGCGGTGTTCCTGGTTCGTTCTCACGGTAGCAGTTTAGCTGTTCCCGTGCCTGTCTGTATGTTTCCTCGGTGGTTACCATTTCCCAGCCGTGCCCGTAATTCCCTTGAATTTCCCATTCGTCTTTTGTTTTACGTTTATACATTGGCAGCCCCCTTCCCGCGTGTACCATGCGCGGCCCGGATAGTGTTTAGTTGTTAATACCGTCTACAATTTCTTGCAATTTTGACAGCACGTCAAAAGCGATTTCTTGCCGCTGTTTGGTTTGTGCTAGTGCCAAGAGTTGGAACCCGTCTCGGATGTCTCCGTATTCCTCTAAAACCTCTGTGAGGTAGTAAACATGGTCATTGCGTTTATTGAGCCATTCTGTCAAGTCTGAGGTATAAACATCGGCCTCTATTTCAAATAAACGCTCCTCGATTTGTTCCGGATCGTCACAATCTGAGATTGCTTCCAGAGCATCAACAATGTACTCGTATGTGGTGTCATCCGGTAGCTTGTCTCCGTGTACTTCAAAAATCATGTTTTTGAGCCATTCGGGTTTGTCGGTGTCCTTGGTTTTCCAGAATTTGGAACCATCTTGTCGGGTTCCCTGTTCAAATTTCTCATACGCCTTTTCTGCTAATTCAATAACGTTCATGGTGTCCCCCTTCTCCCTTTCGGGTGTGTTATAGTCTTACCGTTCCCGCAAAGTCCGGCGGTGTGTCAAGGTCAATATCCGCAACCCTAATCCTATCAAAACCATTGTCAAGTGCCCATCTTCTGGCGGCTGCAAACCGTGTTTCATCAGTTGTAATGATTTGTTCTTGCCAGTCCTCATCTCCCTTGCGTGTTCCCATCAATATGCGTTCCATGATTATTCCATCTCCTTTCGCCCCTCTCTTAGTTTAACCGCAATACGATGAGCACCAATCATCAAAGGTGCTTATAGCTCCGCGCATTGCGTTCATTTCTGAGTAATAGTTAGAGCTGTCAATATACTTATCCTTTAGTTGCAGGACTTCACGTTGACCGAAGTTTTCATAAATCCCGGTCTTTTTTGCCTTGGCAATTAACTTTGCCTTTTGAGTTTCTATGTCTCTCAATAACTTTTTCATGGTGTCCCCCTTCTCGGCCGATAGGACAGCCGGTGTGTGTTGTTATGCAATAGATTCACAATAGAAACCAGAAACCCTAAACCTATCTCCAGTATCAAGTGCTTTCAAATTAACCGTGTGTATTCCTCTCGAATACCTCTGATCGGCCGAGTCACTAAGAGGAAAAGATTCTACTATAAATTTCCTGTATCGGCGGCTCGGTTTCAGTTCCCTCATTTTAACAATAACGATTTCTCCTAATTCCGGCAACTTTGAATGATGAATATTTGCTTTTGATGATAGCATTTCCGTTCTCCCTTCGTTTCGTTTGCCTTGATATAGAGCAATTAAGGTGCCAGATTCAGAGAAAAATCAGATAAAAATGAGAATGTAAGGAATCTTATGAGGTTACAAGTCAAAAAAAAACTTGACAGTGTGGATATAAAAAGAGGATAATGCCAGCAAAAGGGAGCAAGTGCGTAAAACTTTACGCAGTAGAATCGAAAAGCTCATGAATTACGATAGTTTAGTTGGTGCGTAAAACATTACGCAGTGTGTAAAACATTACGCACCTTGGAATAGACAGATAGGAGACTGTAGCCGAATTGCTACACTGTTTTTTGAATAGTCAATCGAATCAATACTTTATCGCTGTAGCCGATTTGATACATGTAGTCAGGAAACCCGCTACACTTGAGGTAAGTACTTGGAATCGCGCCACTATCCAACAACTACTAAAACGCTACCAACACGGGGCGAAAACCATCCCAGGGATAGCTGGCGCACTATATTAAGGGCGCATGCAGGCATACGGGAAGAGAAAAATACGCTGTAACTATCCTGATAACCACGTCCAAGGGAAACCGAAACGGCAGGGATATGTAAACTGGTGGGAAGTAGAGCGTACTAGGATTATCAAGGCAAGGGCGCGTAGGCAGGGAAAAGAAGAGTCAAGAGAGCCAGCGACGTTAGAATCGTAAAGTATTAGGAGTAAAGACAATGCCAGGCGGAAGTGTGACAGGAAAGAAAACCGGCGGAAAACGCGGGAAGTGCTGATATGGCAAAGACAGCGACAAAGACAGACAACCCCCCGGACATCCCAAGAGTCAAACAAAAGCAAATCGGGAAAACCAAAAGAGAGCTATCAGCAAGAGCCAGGACTATCATCCAAGCAATCATCGACGGAGCCAGCGAGACGCAAGCCCTAAAAAAGGCAGGGTATTCAGATAGCTACGTGCAGGCAGGGAAAAGTACGATTCTCAATAACCCTAGGATGCAGGAGGCTTTCACGCGAGTTTTAGAGCGCGCCGGTGTTACAGATGACCGTATCGCAGACCGTCTAAACAGCCTGATCGACGCCAAGACCTTAAAGCAATTTGGCAAGGATACCAAGGAGATAGACGATAATGGCACGCAGCTGGGGGCTGTGCAACTGGCCGCCAAACTGCGGGGTCATCTGGTCGAGCGGTCTGTCTCGGTCAACGTTGGCGTGGATTTGTCGCCTGTGGATCTGGAAAGGTGGAAAAATGAATAAAATCTGTGAGATATGCGGTAAAGAGTATGAAGCGAAGCGGGACACAAGCCGGTATTGCGGTCCGAAGTGTCGCAAGTTAGCGTTCCTTAGCGTTCCTGAAAAGTCTGAAATTAGCGTTCCAGAGAACGGTAAAAGCCTTAGCGTTCCCGTTAGCGTTCCCGGCCGTGATGATATCTGGTCGGAGCAGTACGACACCAGCGAGGCGGGGTTCAGGAGGCGGAATAAGGCGTGGGATGATAATAGCCTATACCCTGGGACACCAGAGAGCCGCAAGGAATGTATGGCCACCTGCAAGCGTATCAATGCAGACCATGTATCAATCCGGGTGGCAGCGATAGCACAGCGTGACTATGAGGCAGTGAGCGCGGTCAGGGGACTGGTAGAGGGCTAGGCGCGACATGCAGATAACGATCCCCCACAATTACACCCCAAGGAGCTATCAAACAGGTCTGTATAACTGCATATCGCAGGGGTTCCGGCGTGAGAGGTGGCAATTATAATTCCAGGAGGGGGGGGGAGGGGGGAAATCCGGGTCGTGACGGATATACGTAGAACCTCCATCTTGGGCGGCTGCAATTTTTTTGAAAAAGGGTTTTTATGATTGATTTTATTCCCCATGCAGAGATAGCGATGAGTGATGCGGAGTTTGATTCTGCGCGACACAGGGAGACGTATCGGTACAATTACGGATTAGCGTTCAAGGAGATAGCTGAGGGGAAGGTAGAAGCGAGGTCGGCGTATCGTTCGCTGATAAAGAACGATTTATTTTTTATTGTTCACATAGTTATGGGGATACCTATTGCGAATCATCCGTTTGTAGTGCGGATGTGCAAGGAAGTAGAGAGTGGGGTTTCGGACAAGACGTTGGACGTATGGGCGCGTGAGCATTTCAAATCTACGATTTTGACGCAAGCGGAGACGATACGGGACATTTTGCGTAATCCTGAGGAATGTCACGTCATATTTTCGTATAAGAAGCCGAAGGCTGAGGATTTTTTATTTTCGATTAAGCAGACGTTGGAGAGCGAGTTTTTGAGGTGGTGTTTTCCTGATGTTTTATATGGGAAGCCGGAGACGCAATCTCCTTCGTGGTCGTTGCAGAACGGGATAACGGTACGGAGGGAGTCACAATCGAGGAAGGAGAAGACGGTAGAGGCATACGGGATTATGGAAGGTATGCCGACTGGTGGTCATTGGGAGCGTCGGATATATGATGATATTGAGACTGCGGACCTGGCGAGGAACCCTGACCAGTTGAAGTATTTGATACAGCAATACGAGTTATCGCGTAATTTGGGTACGATGGGAGGCAGGGAGCGGGTAATTGGTACGTATTACAGTCATTACGGGTTATTGACGTATTTGCGTGACAAGGTTGGTGTGGATGGGAAGAAGGTATTTAAGGCTCGGATTGTACCGGCGACTGAAGATGGGCGCAGGGATGGTCGGCCTATTTTTTTAACGCAAAAGCAGTTGGACGACAAGAAGATGGATTCTACATTTCAGGCGCAGCAGTTATGCGATCCTACTCCGTCGAGCGAGATAAAGTTAGACGGGTCGTATTTGAAGCCGATAGAGCCGAAGCTGATTCCACGGACGATACACAAGTTTATGGTTTTGGATCAGGCTGGTGGGGATGAGACCGACAGACAGAGCAAGGACTTATGGTCCTATGGGGTATTAGGGATTGAGCCGGTTTTGGACGACATAGGGCAGAGCAATGTGTATTTGTTGGATGTTGAAGCGGATCAGATGAGCCACTCAGAGGGTATTGACGGTATCGTTCGGATGTATTTAAGGAACGGGATCATTCAACAGATGGGAGTTGAGAAAGTTGGTCTTTCTACGACTGAGATTCATATTACGGGTGCTTTAAGAACGAAGGGCCGGAGGTTATCGCTCGATGCCGGGAACCTGAAATTATTGAGACCAGCGGGTCGGTCGAAAGAGAAGAGGGTTGAAACCGCGCTACAGTGGCCGTTGAACAATGGGAAACTGCATTACAGCACAGCCATTCCCCAGAAGTATATTGATGCGATACGTGAAGAGATGCAGAAGTTTCCGTTTTTTCATGTTGACATACTGGATATGCTGGCATATGCGTATGATTTATTTAAGGAGTTTCGGTTTCCGTTAAGAGCGAACGATGGCCCGAAGGTTCATGTTGTGGAGACTTCGCCTTTACTGTTTGGTCTTCGTGAAGAAAGGGTGGCGTTATGAGTTCTTTTCCGAGCGGTACGCAGCTTTGGAACACATTTACACAACCAAAGAAGTGGTTTGATACGGATACACTGTTTACCCCATATGACGAACTTAATGAATCATTGGACCCACTTGAGCCACTTAAGCCGATTGTTGAGCCTCCAAAAATAACAGAGAAGATTGATGTTGCTGCCAAGGTGGCGGCTGAAGCTGAAGCGGCAAAGCTCAGGAAGCGCAAAGGGTTGAAGTCAACGATTCTCACTGGCCCGGAGGGTTTAATGACTCCTGCACAGACGCAGAAAGCGGAACTTTTGGGGTAGTTTTAACACGGGTGAGAGATGCAAGAAAAAAAGACCGATCAGGATATTGTAAAAGATATTCTCAAGTATCACGAGAGACTGCTTGCTGTTCGCCAGCCATTTGAGGAACCAGTTGACGTTATCCTTGAATTTGTCAGACAGGCAAAACCGATTAAGGCCACAAATAAAGGCAAGGTGCTTACCGGTAATGTCTATGACGGAACGGCACTTACCGCTCTGAACCTGTGGGCTGACGGGATGTACGGATATTTATGCAGTCCGAACCTGGATTGGTTTTCGCTGACTATTCCCCGTACCGTTAGTTTCCCTCGGACAAGTACGATGAGGGGTCTTTCGGGTAAACGCCTTGATGACATACCGGAAGTTGCTCAATGGCTAAACGACAGCGAAGACGTGATGAAATCGGCATTTTTGAGGTCGAATTTCTATGCTGTTATGCCACAGTTCTTCAGGGATGGCGGGTCGATAGGAACCGCTACCATGGATATAGAGGAAGATGTGGGAGCCGGTCGGATATTCTTTACACAGCTTCACTTCAGGGAATACTGCATAGCAGAAGATAAGAATGGAATGGTAGATACTTTGTATCGAAAATTCCCGGTGACGTACCGAAACATTGTGCAGAGATTCGGGCTGGAGGCGTGCAAGAAAGTCGATTTTAATTTTGAAACCAAGTACGAGCGCAATCCCTTTGAAGAGATCAATATTATTCATGCTGTTCAGCCGAGGGTTGATTTTGACGGAAGCAGGGCAGACAAAAAGGGGAAGCCGTGGGCCTCCTACTGGATCATGGATGGGTTTAACGATCTTCTTCATGAGGGTGGTTACAGGCGCTTCCCTTCGGTGGGATGGAGATACCGAAAGGAAACAGATGAGATTTACGGCAGATCAATGGCGTGGGATGCCTATGCTGAGATTATGCTTTCCCAACAGGAGGCGCGAACAAACCTGATTGCCGGACAGAAAATGGCTGAGCCTCCGATGGTTGCGCTTGAAGATTTAAGGGGTCAGATAAACAGCGGTCCGAAAGGATGGACATTTGTTCAGTCGATGATTGATGCCCCCGGCCCCCTTAATACGGGTGTAAATCTTCCATTCTCCCTTGAGCTAAGAGACAGAACGGCAAAGGCTATAGAGAAGCACTTTAATGTTGACTTCTTTATGATGCTTTCTCAGGCGGCCTATAACAAGGTTTTTCTGACAGCGACACAGGTTATTCAGATGGCCGGAGAGAAGGCCGCGATTCTGGCTACCAGGACGGATACCCTGAATATCGAAGCCCTAAACCCGATTATTGACCGGGTATGGGACATCGAAATGGAAGCCGGGAGAATCCCGCCGTTACCAGACATCCTTGCTGAGATGGGTGCAACCATAGAAGTTGATTATCTTGGTCCTCTGGCACAGGCACAGAAGGTAATGTTCCAGACACAGGGGATCAAGGCAAGCCTTGAAACGGCGGCTCAGATCAGTTCGCTCATGCCGGAATCCATCGACGTTCTGAATGGCGATGAAATGCAAAGAGAAATCTTTAAGGCAAATCGCGCTCCAGCACGTGTTATCAGAACCCCTGAAGAGGTAATGATGATGCGGCAACAGAGGATGCAGGCACAGCAGGCCATGCAAGCCTCGGAAGATATTTCGAAGATTGGGAAAGCTCTTCCGGGGATGGGAAAAGCGGTAGAGGGCGGAAGCCCCCTTGATATTCTTTCCGGCGGAGTTATTAAAGGTATGGAAGAATGAACGATTTAACTGAAAAATATCGTTCAGTTTTTGGTACGGAGATGGGGCGTGAGGTATTGGTGGACATACTGACTATGACCCATTTTGGGGAAACGTTGAATGCGGATAACCCTCACAGGGTCATGGAATACAATGTTGGTGTGGCTATTATGGCAAAGATGGGGATTTTTTCTCCGGGAACAAAAATGCAGGTAGTGAGGGCTTTGGCATCGGTCGTGCCGAACCAAAACAAAATAAAGGAGGAGTAATAAATGAAAAAGATGCTTTGTGTAATCGTCGCGGTTACGTTGATTGCCGTGGCAAGCGTGTCGTTCGGAACGACCATTAAGGACGGCATGAGGTTTGAGGGTCCGTTTGAAACAACCAATAGCACGTCTCTTTCTGGCTTTGCGCTCAAGGTTGCTTCAATCGTAATGACCGGTGTTGACTACACTCTCTCGGCAGCGGAGGCATTGTGCAATATCCTTATTGTTACTGGGTCTCCGTCTGGGAAGTCGATTATTGCGCCGACCCTGACGACATCCGGTGCTTCCCTGCTCTACACGGTTCGGAACGCAGGGAGCGATTCTGGAACTGTCACGATCAAAGCAACTGGACAGACCGGGGTTAATGTCGCAACCGGAAAAACGGCTGAGGTGTATTTCCTGACTGACGATTACGTCAGAAAGACGGCGGATGCAACACATTAAGCTCAATGATCGTTTCCTTCCCTTCGGCCTTGCAATTATATGCCTGGCCGGAGGGTGGGGACCGAATATCTATGCAACTCAGGCCATGATCATGGTGATCGTGGCCTTTTGCGCCCTGTTCCTCTGCCTGAGAGATTGGACAGTAGGTGCAATGGGCGTGTTCATGGCAGTCTGGTACACGGTTCTTTATTCAACCGGGCTTGCGGAACCTGCAATAATTGCTGAATCGATTACTCTGATTGGGTTCGGAATGGTGATTTATACTATCACCCGTCTCGGTAAGACTTCGATTGACTCTTATCTTGATATGATTATAGCCGTTGCCGTTGTTCTCTCGATTCTTGGCATCTTCGGGCACTTTACCGGGATGCTTGTGGTTGCAACGCTCGGCAATCAGAACTTTCTGGGGGCGTTTCTGGCAATATCGGCTTTTGCGTGTTTCAGGAAAAGGCGCTGGTACTTCCTTGTCCTGATTCTCCCGGCCCTATGGATATGCCACTCCTCTACCCCGATAGCGGCTTTCTTTGCGGGATTAGGATTTTACCTCTTGCGATGGAAAGGGCTTGCTATGGCAGTTATACCCGGAGCAGCTTACTTCTTCCTCTTGGACGGCGGGACGCACATTGTCAACGGATCAGCGCGGTTCGACTACTGGCTCAACGCGTGGGAATATCTCACAGCCTCATGGTGGACGGTTGTTGTTGGCTTCGGGCCGGGGATACCGTGGAATCCCGGAAAGGGAATGCTCCACTCGGAGTGGGTAAACCTGGCGTGGAACCTCGGAATTGTAGGCTTGGGTCTCGCTGGCCTGTATTTCTGGCGGGCCTTGAAATACGGGAACAGGATATTGATGGCAATGATAATTGCGGTGCTGGTGGACGGGCTAGGCAATCACTTAATGCACACCGTACCAACGGCGATATTATCAATCATGGTGATGGGACTGAATGACAGAAAAATAAAAAGTAAAGGAGATTAGAGAGATGTTAGAAGAAGGCCAAGTGAACCAGAATGGAGATCAAGGCGAAAGTTCAGAGCAATCGTTGGGATGGAGGGCTGCCTTACCAGACGAGTTCAAGAATCACGATTATGTCAAGACTTTCACAAAGCCGGGCGATTTTGTCAAGGCTGCGCTGGAAGCCAAGACAGAACGGGATACCTTAAATGAGCGGGTTAAGGGCGCAATCTTCAAACCGGACGACAAATCAACGCCTGAACAGCGGGAGGAGTTCTATCGGTCTTTGGGGAAGCCGGAAAAGCCAACGGAATATGAGTTTCCGAAAGGCGAAGGCGTTGAGCATGACCCCAAACTTACCGAATGGGCGCAGGGGATATTCCATCAGGCCAACTTGAATAAAGAACAGGCATCGGTTATCTCGACGGCCTGGGACAAGTTTATTCAGGGTGTGGCACAGGCGCAAGCGGAGGCAGCCAAGAACGCAAGGGCTGAAGCCGAAACCAAGATTAAGGCTGAAATGGGCGACAAATACCCCGCCGCTGTGGAGTTAACCAGAAGGTTCATCGAGAAATATGCAAAACCTGAAGAATTGCAGTTTCTGGATGAAAGTGGTCTTGGGAACCATCCAATCCTTATCCGCATGATAGCGGATTTTGCACAGAAAACCGGCGAGGATACAGGACTCATCGGAGAAAAGGGATCAGGAGAAAAGCCCAAGATAGGAATGAATTACAACACAATGCCTGATTTTTCAAAAGGAGGATAAAACATGTCCGAAGTCAATATAGGCGGGGTCTATACTCTTATTGACCTTGCCAAGATGCTTGATCCCAACAATGGGCGGTTGAATTTCGTCGCTCAGGTGTTGGCAAGAAAGAACCCTATTGTTCGTGAAGTTCCGATTATGGAGGCGAACCAGATTCTCACCCATGTCGGCAACCGCACGAGTCAGCTTCCGACCGTCTATAAACGGGCCATCAATGATGGTGTCCTGAAATCGGCGCATAAGGAAGTCCCTGTAACCGCTCCCATGAGTCTCTTTGAGACCATGAGCCAGATTGACGAAGAAATTCTGAGACTGGCGGGCGGTAACGCTGAAGGAGTGCGTCAGAGAAAAGACGCGGCCTTCATCGAGGCAATGGCACAGTCCGTTGCGGATGAAATCATTTACGGCAGTGTCGGTGATGATGTTCTCGGATTCAACGGTCTTGCCACGATGTTCAATTCGTCCACGACCTATCCAAACGGCGATTCAACCTGGTACTATAATGTCCAGCTTGCCGGTGGGAGCGGGTCTGATACCACGTCGATATGGGCGGTTGAGTGGGGCCCTGAGAAGGCGCACCTGATTTACCCGAAGGGTACGCAGGCCGGTCTTGAAATCAACGATCTCGGAAAGCGGCTTGTTTCCGGCGTTACGGCAAGCACGCAGTTTGTCGCGTATGTAACACAGTTCAAGTGGCGGTGCGGCCTCTATATTCAGGATGAGCGGTGTGTCCAGAGAATCGCCAATATCGAATCTACCGGGTCTTCAAACACCTTCGACGATGACGATCTCATTACGGCCCTGAACCGGTTGCCTGATATGGGCGAGAATCCTTCTACACGGATATACGTCAACCGTACCATCCGTACTCAGATGGATATCAAGGTCAAGGATAAAAACAATGTCAATTACATGAGTGTTGCCGACGCCTTCGGGAAGCCGGTACTCTCTTTCCGTGGCGTTCCGGTTCAGGTGTGCGATGGCATCCTGAATACCGAAACGGCCATTAGTTAAGGAGGCCTTGCAATGGGATATAGAGATTACAAACTTGTTTTGAGTGCTTCGCAGGCCGTCACTGAGGATGCTGACAGCACCTATTTTCTCGACACTGAACAGACCTATCCGGGTTGGCAGAAGGGTACGCCTTCCGCGATTATCGTGAATGTCGAGGCAAAAACAACGGCTGGAACTGGTATTACTTTCGAGGTATGCCATAATGACAGTGAACCGACTACCGCGACAGATACGCTCTGTACGGTTGTTGCTCTTGCCGCCGATCTCGCGGCTGGCGACCAGATTGTGATTCCACTTCCGCAGGGGATAGAACTTCAGCGGTATGTGAGGCTCTATTACGACATCACGGGAGGGACGGAGAGCTACACGCTTTCAGCGTATTTCACTCCTATGCCTACCGCGATCTAACTTTAAGCGGGGCGTCCTTCGGGGCGTCCCGCACTAACCAAGGAGGATATATGCGTTACATATGCACATTGCCGTGTTTTCATAACGGACATAGATTTAGAAGGGGAGATGTGTTTTCAGGGAGTGAAGATATGCTTCCGCACACTGAGGGGGAACTGAGGCATTTTGAAGTTCTTGGCAGGGAACCAGAAACGCCCGTGCAATACGGCCCTGAAGTAGTAATCAACGGCAAGAAGCCTGATCCTGAAGAAATCGTAGCTGAACCGGAAGAAATTGTCTGCGAAAAATGCGGAGTTTACAAGGGAAACGCAAGACAGGTGAACATGCACAAGATAACCTGCAAGGGCAAGAAAACGGAGTAACAAATGGCCTACTCAAATGTCGGCATAGCGAATATGGCCTTGTATCGGCTAGGCGCAAAGAGCCGGTTGACAAGTCTCACGGACGGCTCCCCGAACGCCGTAAACGTCAATACCATTTGGGAGTATATTCGTGACGAGGTATTGGCTGCCGTCAAGCCGAAGTTTGCAACCGTCCGCGCCGAGTTGGCACAGGGCGATACCAGCGGAGAGAATACCGATATGTATGAGTATGCCTATCCGCTTCCCTCCGACTACCTTTGCCTTGCCGATGATTACAAAAACGATCCGGCAATTTATCCTGATGCGTCGCCGTATGTCATTGAAGCTCTTGAGGATGGAACTCTTGCGCTGATGACAAATTATGACAGCACAACCTATGGCACGCTCTATCTGACATATGTACGCAGGGTAACAGACCCGGCAAAATACTCACCTCTATTTATTAACGCCTTTACGTTTCGTCTTGCCGCTGAATTGGCTTTTAGTATCCCGGCCAGTCCCGGAAAGTTTCAGGCCATGTATGCGCTCTACGAATCGGCAAAAAAGGCAGCGCAAGGAGAATCACGGGCGCAGGACTATCTAGCTGATGAGAAGGGTTCCGACTCATGGGTAAACGCAGGGAGATAATCTGTGGCAAAGACCGATCCATTACTCAATAGCTTCAACGCCGGAGAAGTAAGCGGCAAGCTGGATTCGCGGAGCGACTTGGAGAAGTATAGAAGCGCATGTCGAGTCATGGAGAACTTTATCCCCATGGTCGAAGGCGGGGCAATGTCTCGGCCCGGAACCTACTTCGTAGCGGAAATAAAGGATAGCTCTAAAAAAGCACGATTATTCCCATTCCAGTTTAATACGGAACAGGCATACATTGTTCTGGCCGAAGAGGGATATTTCCGGTTTTTTAAGGATGAAGCGCAGATTGTCACGGCACCAGACACGCCTTACGAACTTGCCAATCCCTACTCAGAAGACGAAATTCCTGATCTCAAAATAACGCAGAGTGCGGATATTCTCTATCTTGCCCATCGCAGCCACAACATCAGGAAGCTATCGAGGACTGACCATACCTCTTGGACGCTTACCAATTTTGTCTCCAAGATTGACGTTGACATGACGATAACCGGGGCGACAAAGGCCAATCCTTGCGTTATTTCCGCTACACTAGGTAGTGGGGGGACAAATCCAACAGCAGGAGATATTGTTTACATTTCTGGCGTTGAGGGGATGACCGAGTTGAACGACAGGTTTTTTACTGTCGGCACGGTGACGACAGGGCCGTTGACGTTCCAGTTGTCAGGTGTTGATTCTATCGGGTACACGACCTATACGGGGGCAGGAACGGCCGTCAGGACTCAATTTGGAGATACCGGGAACAATCCTGGAGCGATAGGTTTTTTTGAACAGCGGTTCATGGCTGGCGGTACGGACAACGATCCTCTTGATGTCTTTGGTTCTGCCTCTGCCGATTTTGAGAACTTCACACAAGACGCGGAAGATGATTCTGCTGCCATTCAATACTCCCTCCTGTCGGATAAGGTTGATGCGGTTAATTGGCTCGTTGGTGAGGAATATCTGATGATTGGTACGGCAAGCGGAGTGTGGCGGCTTGGAGCTTCATCTGCAAGCCAACCTCTTACCGCTACGAATGTCGTTGCAAAACGACAGATTGCCAACGGCGTCAAGGATATGGACGCGGAGATGGTGAATGACGCCATTCTGTACGTCCAGCGAGGGGGAACAACCGTCCGTAAGGCTCAATGGGTATGGGAACAGGATAAATACACCGCCCTCGATACTACCAGAATTGCTAAGCATATTACTAAAGGGGCAAGTGCGGCCGAGACTGGCATTACGGATATGGATTACCAGTCTGAGCCGATGTCTATTTTGTGGTCTGTAAGGGCGGACGGCCAGCTTTTGGGGATGGTATATGAACCTGCCGAGAATATATATCCATGGTTCCGGGTGACAACGGATGGTGAGTTTGAGAGCGTTGCAGTCATCACAGGTGAAGACGAAGAGGACCAGGTTTGGGTAATTGTAAAGCGTGAAATTGAAGGGGAAACAAAGCGGTATGTCGAGTACTTCAAGCCACACGAACTATTTAATGTGTATGAAGACGCCTTTTTTGTGGATTCCGGCCTGACATGGGAGGGTGATGCAGCAGTTGAAGTAACCGCCATTTCTCAGGCCGCAGAATGCACCATAACGGCCACCAATAGTTTGGCTGACGGGAACTATGTCCGGTTCCGTAATACTGGAACATGGTTAGACAGTCACATATGCCTTGTATCGGACAGGGCGGCAGGCAGTTTCAAGGTCAAGACGGAGGATGGAACGGCCTATATTGACAGCACCGACTTTGCCGATTATCCCCCGACAGAGGAAACCACGACATACGATGGCGATGCCCTTTCGATTCTTGCCATTTCCCTTGAAAATCCCGCCAAGGTAATCTGTGCGAATCACGGGATGGAAGCCACAACGCCGGTATTGATTGCGGGAGCCGAAGGTATGACGGATGCAAACGGGGAATGGACGGTAAGCAACCCTACATCCGATACCTTTGAGATTGATTTGGATGCCACATCTCTTGATCCCTATACGTCTGGAGGTACTGTGACTCCGGGTGCAATCACAACGGAAGGGAACGGGACGGTGGAACAGGTAGCTCAAACTGTTTCCGGGTTCGATCATCTTGAGGGGGAGAGTATCGCCGTGTTCACGGATAGAGGCAAACACCCGGCCTGTACGGTTGAAAGCGGTGATATCACGCTGACTTATTACGCCAACAAGATCACGGGCGGGCTTTCCTATGACTACAATCTCCAGCCAATGAAATTTGAGGTGGGGACGCAGGAGGGAACAAGCCGAGGGAAGAAAAAGCGTATTTACTCTCTAGCTTGTGCGTTTTACCAATCAGCGGGTGTAAAGTGGGGCCCTGATGAAGATAACCTGACGGACGTTCCATTTGGAACAGGTGGACAGCCTGTACTATACACCGGGGAAAAGCAGACTGACTTTGACGCCGATTATGATACCGGAGCGTCAATCTATATTCAAGGCACATCCCCATTGCCCTGTACAATACTTTCCGTAGCGCCGAGAATCGAGGTTGCTGATGTCTAAGTGGGTTGAGTTTAATCCAAGCCATGCCCGACAGATTCTTGAAATAGATGTAAGGCCGGAAGAGTCATGGGCGAGTGGTGAGTTTTCAGACAACTGGTTTAGTGATCTTGGAGATAAGGTATATGCAATGACCCTGATGGCGGAAGAAAAGCCGGTAGCATGTGCCGGACTGGTGCTATTGGGACGGGACAAAGCGGAGGCATGGGTTTTGTTATCCAATTCCTTTCACCCGTATGTTTACACCCTGTATAAGGGCATTAAAGAGGGTCTTATTAACTGGTTGGAAGTTAAAAAGTTGAGACGTATTCAAGCCACAATAGACCCCGATCCTAAGGTTGTTAATTGGATTGAACATCTTGGTTTCCAATATGAGGGAAGATTAAGAAATTACGGCCCGCAGGGGCAAGACTATCTCATGTATTCAAGGGTGGCTTAAATGGGATTTGAAACCATAGCGGCGGCAGCGGTGATAGCTGGGTCGGCAATATCGGCTTACGGCTCAATCCGGCAGGGGAAGAAGGCGGAAGAGGCGGCTGAAGCTAACGCCCAAATTGCCGAAAAAGACGCACGGATGGCAACCGAAAAGGCCGAATACGATGCCGCTACAAGTGCGAAGGAATATAAGGTACTTATGGGGCGTCAGAAGGCACTCTACGCCAAAGCAGGTGTCAGTCTGAATGAAGGCTCTCCGCTCCTGATGATGAGTTATCAGGCCGGGGAAGCAGAGAGAGAACGGCAGGCGATTTTGTACGGCGGGAAAACCGCTGAACAAGCGTCTCTCGATAGAGCAAATCTATTCCGCATGACAGGCAGTGAAGCGAAGAAAGCGGGTTACATCACAGGTGGTTCTACGTTTCTCACAAGTCTCGGAAGTGCAGGGTTAAAAATGCCTTCAAGCACCACAGTTTGGTAAGGGAGTAAGCGATGCCTGAAATCCCCGTCAGAATAAGTCAGCAGTCAATACCCGGCCAGACCGGGCAGACTATGAGGCCGACAGCAGACCCCGTTGGCGCGGCGTTAGAGCGTGGAGGACAACAGGTATCGAGGGTTGCACAGCTTTTCCTTGTCGAACAAAAGCAAGAAGAGGAACGGATACAGAGGGCCGAAAAGCAGGTCGAAGCCTCTAAACATGAAGCAATCCTGAAAGAGATGACAGGAAAGAAAGCCGAAGGACTACGCGGAAGAACTGATTACGAAAACTTTGATTCCCTTATGGACGCTGATACGGAAGAGATCAACGCCTATATCGAAAAGATTAAAGACCCTGACGTAAAACGCGCTGTAACAATGGGGGCGCAGTCAATCATTTCACAGTACCGTAATACCGTCCGGGTAAAGAAAACGTCTGCCATTGTTGAGGTTGGGAAAGCTGCATTATCCCGTAATCTACAAGACGATACTCAGGACTGGATACTTTCTGCCGGGCAGCTTCGGGAACAGAAAAAAGACCAAATGGAAGCCCGTATAATCGCTTCTGCGTCCGCCGGCATACTCACCCCCACCGAAGCCGAAAAAATGATCCAGGGGCTTGATACGGGACTTGAGGAAGCATACGCCGCTGAACTGATGAATACCAACCCCAAACGGCTCAAGGAAGAGCTTGAAGGGGGAAAGCTGACAAACATCGACCCGGAAAAGAGGCAGGCGCTTATTGCAAGAGCAAAGCCTAAGATTGAAGAGGGTGAAACAACCAGTGTTTACATGAAAGTCATGGCTGAGGCTGGCGGAAAACCAGAAAAGGCACAGGCTATTATTTCTTCACCTGACGCCATAAAGAAATATGGAATAACCATCGAAACAAAAGACAAGGTTTTGGCATCTATTGAGCGTGACAGGGTGGTTACCGAAAGGGCTTATGAAGCCTTTGCCAAAGAGAAAGTCGGTGAACTCAGCAATAAAATATACAAGAATCTTGATGTTACTGATTCGGAGATGGAGGGGTTGAGAGGACCGGATAAGGCTACCGTCGAACGTATTAGGGACTATCAGATACGTCAGAACAGAGCTGAGTTACGCGAGAAAGCGGCAGAGGCGAGACGAGAGCGAGCCGAGGATCGCCAAAGACGTCTTGACAAGAGTGCTGCGATAGCCGGTGAAATCCTTGCGAAAATAAATGCAAAAGAACCGATAGATGTCAGAAAAGATATTTACGCTCGTATCCCCGATGGTCTCATGTGGGATGATGTGACCCGAGTGACTTCTGCAATGAGTAAGGTACAGAAAGACCCTCGATACATCCTTGGCTTTGAGGTTCTGAAAAATGCTAAGAGAGACAGGATAATAGATGCTGCTACTTATGGGAAGTTGCAGCTTGAATTTCGGGAAACCGTGGATCGTGATGAATTACATGGTAATGAGATTATTGATTTAGCTGAACGCCTAATCAACCCCCAAAAAGAAAATGCTATCAAGGCGTGGCTGAATAACCTATTCAGTTCTATGCCTTCAGATACTCAGCCAACCGATTTTACGGAATTAAATATGATTGGTCCCCCAACACAAGAATCAGCGGAGAGTGCTCCAGTTAAGAGCGCAGAAACGGTTGTAAAAACGGTAACTATTGATGGGAAAGAATATAAGGACGGTGATGAAATTGTTAAGGACGGGAAGAGATACAGGGTGAGGATGCATTGATGTTGGATTACACTCTTGAGCCGATAGAGGAAACGCAATCACAGGGGCCAAAAGCCTACACTCTTGAGCTGATAGAGAATGCTCCGTCAGATACCCTTTCATGGCGAAAGGGTGATGATCCGTCCCTTTTTCAAAGGGCAAAAGACACTTTTGGTCCAAATTCTGAAAAACAAGCAGCTCGCGCGGCAAACGCTTTAACATATTCTGAGATGCTTAACATTTCCCCATCAGTGGCATTTACTTATCACGATGAAATCAGTCGCCAAGTGCGGGATAAAACGGCAGGGGAAAGGATAATAACAGAGCGCAAGGGGATTGGTGGTTCGCTTAAGGCAGGACTAGAATCATCTGTTTTTGGCATGATGGTGCGGCAAAAAGTTCCCGACCACTTTGAATCTGTCTCTCAGTTTGAAAGGTGGATACAAGGAATGACTGCAATGGCGGCTGATATGCCACTTTTTATCATCGGTGGGGCCATTGGAGGAGGGCCAATAGCTGGACCAGCGGGGGCGTTTGGACTAACAGAAGGTATGAGACAGATT